GGCCAACCTTGCCAGCGTCCACACCGGACGTGATCTTCGCCAGCACGGTGCCGGGCTGGAGAATCTTCTGGTCAGGCCAGCCGTCGATGGTCACAGCCGGGACGGTGGCGGCAGCCAGCGTTGCGCTGTCCACCTTGAGATCGCGCGTCGAACGAAGAAACTGGTTCTTGCCGAAGGGGGTGTAGAAGCCGCCACCCTGGGTGAAGCTGGGCATGTGCTTGTCCTTCTCTCCTTGTTTCTACCTGGGGTGGTCGGACTCAGGCGGCTGCGGCCGACTGAAGCTGCTGCAGACGACTGAAGGTCTTGGTCTTCTTGATCTGCTCCTCGCTCATCCCGCTGATGCGGAAGGCGCTGATCGTGTCCTCCAGCACCTTCTTCTCGTCGTTCTGAGCGTTGGCTGGGTCGTGCAGGTCACCGTTGGAACCCGCAGGCGTCTGGCCAGTGTGGTTCGTGGTGCCTGCCGCGTGGTTGCCGAGCTGGGGGAGGACCGGCGCGTTCTCCCACTGCTCCTTGTACGCGGTGAACTGCTCGTCGCTCAGTCCCAGGCAAAAGGCTTCGGCCTTCTCCTTGTTGGTGGCCAGCATCTTGTTGGACGAGACAAGGCCGGACACGAACGCGACGCGGGCACCCTTGACCGTCTCGCTGCGGAACTCCTCCAGGGAGTTGATGTGCGCCTGGACCGCAGCGAAGTCGGTCACCTGGCGACCGGCGACCGTGAACTGGAACGGCGTCTGCACAGGACCGTTGGCCGGAGCCTGGGTCTGCGTCTGCTGGCCAGCCCCATGGTCGGCCGTCTGCTGCTGGCCAGCCGGAGTGGTACCGGGAGGCGCTGGCGGCAGCGGCGGGGTAGCCGGGGTCTGCTGGTTCTGGGGGGCGTCGGGCACTGCATTCTCCTCGCTCATGATGCTGAACTTGCTGCCGACCCCGTTGGCCGACGCGAACGTCTTGAGTCCCTCGACTGCCGGGAAGTCCACGTAGGCGACACCCTGGTAGACCGGCCAGTACTCAGCCTCGTTGTTCGAGGTCCAGGTGCCAACCTCCGAAGACAGGCTCTTCCACAGACCGGAGTCGATCTTGTCCTGGGCCGTGGGGTCCAGGATCTGGAAGTCGGCCAGCAGATACGTGTACCGCTGGCCGTCTACGGGGTTGATGCGCTCTTCGGTGCTCAGTCCCGAGTGCCAGCCGATAAGGCTGTCCATGATCGCAGAGCCGTCGGAGAAGAACCCCGAGTGCCCCTTGCGAACAGGCGCACCCTCCATGATGCCGGTCTTGATCAGATGGTTGAAGTTATCCACCATCTGCTGCATGTGCATGTCTTCCCAGGTGTGCTGGATGCCCATGCTGTCGCGGAATGTTCCTGACCGGAAGACTGGCACGCCTTGGAGGTTCAGCACAGTCTGACCGTCGGCATTCACCGAGCGGAACTTACGGACGGTGCCCTGAACCGAGAAAGAGCTGAATAGCGCGACGTTGCGTCGCGCGTCACCAGGCAGGGTTGCGGTACTCATGTCGGGCGTCACCTTAGCCTTCGGATTGGTTGGTTGGCAACGATAGGCGCGTGGCGGATTCGTCCGTCAACACCTTAGGTGCATCTATCGGTGCAAGAGTGGCACTTGTCCGATCCTGGATAATGACCTCCTGCCAGCGCAGGCATTCTCGGCAGAGCAGAGCTACCACGCCACCGTAGAAGATCGTCTCACCAAAGACGCGATTCGCCTTGTATACGCGCTGGTGAACATATAGGCGACCCTTCTCGTCCACGCCATACACGGCCAGGAGGGGCTTCCGCGAGCAGAAGCATCTGAGTTCGTGCTTGGTACGCTCCCGGCGCTGCCTAGTTGGTGACATTTACAGTCTCCGCAACCTTACCGAACACAGTGCAGAACTGCTTGGGCGACTCCCAGGGAACATCTTTCACATCGTCCAGCCAGGCAGACATTCGCGAGAAGTAACGTTCGGCGTTCTCCGAACCAATCTCAACAGCAAGTGCCCGACGATAACCCAGGTCAATCTTGGCTGGGTCGAAGTCACCTCGCTTGAAAGCCGCCACAGCCTGCGCTGCGACACGATTCTGGATCGCGCCGCTAGTGCTATTCCCGTCTGCGCTCCCAGGACCCGGTGGCGGCGGCGTGTTGGGGTCCGTCGTCGGCGGGTCGGTGTTTAGGTCCGCAGGAACTGGGTCCTTCAGCTGATTGACCTCCTTGAGGGTCAAACCAGCGATGTCACCGAGCTGCTCAAGATCAACGCCAGCCTTGCCACTGTTGAGGAGCGCCTGGATAACCGTATTGACGAGATCACTGCTCTCGTTGCCCATCTTGCGGAACTTGATGCGGGCTCGCGGAGCGTTAGGACCAAAGTTGTAGTCCACCATTCGGCTGAGCACGAACTTGTCGATATACTGCTTGCGGTCGCCATTGAGACTGTTGAGCATCCACAGGTAGACCTGCATGTGACCCTGACCCAAGTTGTACGAGCCAACATCGGCAGTTCTCAGCAACAGGATCGGAGTAAACAGACCGATCGACATTTCTTCGTCGAGTCGCGTCATGTATCGTTCGAAGTCGGCACCACGCATCTGCGACTCGAGGTACTCGATCTCGTAGTCGTATGCCTTGCCGGAGCCTCGCATACCCTCATCCTGAGGGTTGCGGTCGTTGGGCAGTACGATCACCGAACGGCTGCGAACATTCTGCAGCATCTGCATCATGTAGTCGCGGGCATTGACAGTCGTACCGTCAGCCACCAGCACGTCGTCGTCCAGCGGTGCGCGACCAATGGGAGTCGGCTCGCCGAAGCGCTCGTAGTAGCGGTTAGCGAACAAGTGCAGCAACATACTGAAGAACCAGCTAGTGAACGCAGGCTTCAGCAGCTTCTTGCCGTAGTAATCCCCATTCTCCATGAGCATCGGGTACCACAGCGTCGCCTCGGTCGGAACCGGATAAGGTGAACCGAACTGCTTGAGTCCATCGTAAATCTTGATCTTCGGCGGGATGTGAACTCCGGGAGGCGCGTACCCGTCAACATACTTCCAGTTGACGAAGCACTCTTCGGGGATCAGGTCCTTGATCTTTGTCAGCTGAACCGTCTTGCCCTGAAGGTCATTATCCCACTGGAGAACGTTAGGAGCGAAGCCTGCCCAGTGAGCCGTGTTCATCGCCCGAGCCAGGGGTGTCCACATCTCCTCCATGTTCTCGGTGCAGTGATCAGCGATCTTCTTGTTCTCGCACTCAATCTTCCAGTCGGCCTGGTGAAGCAAGAACCCGAGCACCGCCAGAGAAGCGTGGATCTGGTAGTGGCTCGTCATCTTCCGGTAGTCCGAAAGAGTGAGGTTGGTCAGGTCGAATCCAATGGTCCCGCCGCCGGGGAGCTGCAAGAAAGTAAGGTCGCGGCCCGCCCAGCTCCCGAACGCCTCGCCCAGCTTCGGCGGCGCGGCCTTCTTGTACTGCGAGCTGCTGATAGGCCGACCAAGGTGATCGACAAGACCCGACACTGTTACCTCGTTTCGCGTGGCTGCAATCTCCCTGGGATTGACAATCCACCAAGTCCGAAGCCTGTGGCAGGAGGAGCGGGTGCGCTCAAACCGCCGAAAGATCCAGAGTTGAAGGGCAAGCCTGGGATTTCGAAGCCTGTTGGTTGGTTCTTGTTCGCCCGAGGCATGTCCCACTCAGGATCTGCCGACGGTCGAGAGGATCGTAGCCCACGGCGGAAGGATCGGTCACCCATGAGGGTTGTCACGACACCGGCCATGGCGTCAGCCAAGTCCTTTGATCCCTTGGTCGGGTGGTCGATCTTCTTGCCCGTATCTTCTAGCTGCATAAGTTCTCGAACTGCGACCTGTTCTTCGTCAGTGTCACCGATATTTCTAAAGGTGACATACGGCGGGAACTCGAGTCGTCCGTCGATGATCGCATCCCGAAGATCCTCATACGGCAGAGTAGAGCGGTCCACCGAGAGATTGTCAGCAAAGAAACGCTTCTTACGAAGCTGCTGAATCGAGTCTGTGCTCTGGAAGCCGTCGTAGGTCACCCGTATGATCTTGAACTTACGATCGTCTCTCAGTTCGTAGATGATCCTTCGGATGTCAGAGAGCTGAATCTCGTAGCCAGGTCGCGCTTTGACTCGATAGAGCATATCGATGACGATGTACGGCTTGTCTTCTCCGTCGATCTCGACGATTCCCTCGACGTGACCCATCGCCATGCCAAGAGCGTCCCCATCAGGACTTGTGGCGAGGTCGATGTGGACAGATCTTTTGCGGGGGTCATTGTCGGCACGGAACCAGCTCGCGAGCTGAGGTCGCGTGACTGATTTATCGACGGGTGACTCAACTCCGTACCTTTCTATCCAGCGTGCTCTGCACGATTCGATCTTGTCCACCGAGCCAATAAAGGGGTCACCAATCGCAGGTGGAATACCAGCGAGATCTCGTAGCGCCTTGATCGGGTCGTTGATGAAGGACTGTCGATAAACCGCTGGAACCTCAAAGACATGATCGACGCCATTCGAGATGAGGTCCCGCCCCACCTCCGACGGAAGGATCTCGCGACGTCGGGAATCGTAGTAAAAGCTGTCACGGGTACCGTCCGGCTTGAGGTAGCGGGGGTAAGACCAACCGCGCGACTCCCAGATAGTCATGCGTGTTGTGTGAGCCTGTGGGTCCTTGCTGAACTTCTCGAAGGTCCGAGCAGCGAAACCTTCAGCCTTCTTCATCTGACCAATGACGACAATCAAGCCGCGGTCATCGTAC